TATATTAACCTTTAGAAAAAACAAGAAGGAAGTATTCTTTAATACTCCGACTAATAAGAAACGAATGCTAACCATTCCGTTTGGTGAGGACCCACTGTATGTGGTATCGTCTTACCTTCATAGTGATGAGGGTATTGAGATTCTAGAGTTTTTAGAGAAAGTCGCAGAGACTAAGTAGTAAAATAAGGAGGCTGAAAAGCTTCCTTTTTTTTTGCTATATTTGTAGGGATATTTTTTATTAACTAAAAACTTTATAAAATGGTTAAATATCTTTCAATACCTGTAACAGATACAGGAAAACAATTGCTTCAAGTGTTTCCTTTAATACTGTGCGAAACTGCTTCAACAACATCAACATTAATTGAGTTTTCAACTCTTATTGGTGGAAATACAGCTACTATAACACATAATGCAATGACAGCAAATGACCATAGTGTACGTATAGCAATCACAAATGCTATGGCTGAATCAATGAAGAGCTCTTATACTGCTGTAATTTTTCCTTTAGATTTAAAAGGAATTAATGCCGCTGATGGAACTCAAGTATTAATATCTAATATAGCATTCGTATAATTATGGCAAAGTATTTAAAATTACCGATAACAGGAGAAAGTAGTCCAAGTGTAACTATAGGTATTGATATGATAGCTACAGTAGAACTTAATGCTGCTAATGCTACCACGATTACTGAAATTCATTATAGTACAGGAACTGCTGCTAATGATACTATAACTTTAACTCACTCTACTGTTTCTTCAACCGAACCTTTAGGGATGAGAGATGCTTTACAAGATGCTATTGTAAATCTTCATAGCTCTAATTGGAGAGAAACAATTCAGACTTTAAACTTAGCTTCTGTTAAAACAGACGATGGTTCATTAATGGCTATTACAGCAATAGCATTATCTTAAATATATAGGTATGGCAAAGTATTTAGGAATACCCATAGCATTAATAAGCGGAACTAGTAATGATGCAAGTACATCCAACTTTACGTTGATAGATTTAACTTCAACATTCGATGGTATTAAGGTAGGTGATATTGTTGTAAATACAACGACAATGGCTCAGGCTACTGTTACTAGTATTGACTTAATTTCAAGTGGTTTATTAACTGTATCTAGTAGTATATTCTTAGTTGTATCTCAAGGGTACTCAATATTCTCTCCTAACGATGACACTCGTGGAAACGTGTTGATGTCTATAGAGGGGTATATTGTAGCTAGAGATATTACAGGAAGCCTTAGTGTTGATTTTTCACAAGGAGTTAGTACTAACCAACAACTGTATTTACCAATAGGAACTCCTGTTGCAGATTCTTTTTTAACTAAACTATATTTACGTTGGTTAGAGAGGTTGTTAGTAACTAACGCTACTAGTAACCGATTAGACATACCACTAAATGAGTTTTATAATAACTCTAGCAATGTCCCTTATTATATTAAAACTATAACACTTACTTAATATGGCAAAGTTTTTAAAATTTAAAGCTTCTCAATCAAGCGAAAATGAAAGAGATTTATTGGTTGGTCTAGATAACTTAGGAGCCATTGAAATTGGTACTAATAGTATTACATTAACTTACGGGAAGACTCCCGAAGGAAGTGATGTTTTAAATTTATTTTTTACAGGAAGTAATCAAACTTCTCCTCAACAAATGAGGAACTTTTTTCAAGACAAAATGATAGAGGCACAGAATGCAAATGCAACGTCTCTTGTTCTTAATATAATTTCTCCGGTAGAGATAACAAACTACTATATGGGTTAGTAACATTATAATTAAACTACTAAAGAGCCTTTTTATAGGGCTCTTTTTTTTTGCGTATATTTGTAAAAAGATTTTAAGATGATAGATGCAGTAAGAAATACAGTCCTTGCTATACTTAATAAGAATAACTACGGATACCTTTCCCCATCAGACTTTAACCTGTATGCCCAACAAGCTCAGTTAGAGATATTTGAGGATTACTTTTACCAATATAACACACAGCTTAACCTAGAGAATGCTCGTAGGTCAGGAACTGACTATGCGGATATATCAAAAGGTATACTTGAGGTGATTGACTTGTTTTCAAAGACAGCAACACTAGCTCAGACTGCAGCCGCAGATAACACCTATACAATGCCTTCTGATTATTATTTAATTAATAAAGTTATTTATAAAGGTTTAGAGGTTGAACGTGTGAATCAAAGCAAGATTACTATGCTTTTAAATTCAATGATTACAGCACCAAGTATAGATTTTCCTGCGTACACAACTGAAGGCTCTATAATGACCGTGTATCCTGCTACAATTACAGGAGCTGCAGATATATCATCTCAGTACGTGCGATACCCACTAACACCTAAATGGACTTACAATATAGCATTAGAAGCACAAGGTCCTGTATTTAATCAGTCTAGTTCAGATTACCAAGACTTTGAGTTACCACTTGATAACTTAAATGATTTGGTGAATAAGATATGTCAGTACGCAGGTGTTGAAATACGTGAGGCTGCGGTGGTACAATTTGCACAAGGTCAAGAAACACAAAATAATACACAACAATAATGGCATATATATCTCAGTATCAGTACTACGAAAATTCAGGAGCAAATCCTGAGGATGCAAATTGGGGTTCGTACCAATATGTTAGCTTAAAGGATATAGTAAATAACTTTATGTTAATGTATCAAGGTAATCACTCTTTAGTAAATAACGAAGAGCGTTACAAAATTTTGTTCCACGCAAAACGTGCGGTACAAGAACTTAACTATGATGCATTTAAGGAAATTAAAGCTTTAGAGTTAACAGTAAATGATGCAGTCCGATTTATATTGCCATCAGATTATGTTAATTGGGTTAGAATATCTCTTTTTGAAAATGGTGTTTTGTATCCAATGACGGAAAATATTAGACTTACATCAGCTACAGCTTATCTTCAAGATAACAATTTAAACATTTTGTTTGATGAGGCGGGTAGTGTGTTAAAGCCTGAGTTCTCACCAATAGATATTGCTAGAATTAAAGGGACTAAAAAATCAATATACCTTAACGAAAACAGTGCGTATAATGGCTCAGAAGGATACTGCTGTGATGGTAATTGGTTTTTTGATTTTTCAATAGGGGCAAGATTTGGTCTTAATACTGAAACAGCTAATGCTAATCCTACCTTTAGGATAGACGCTAAGGCAGGAGTTATTAATTTTGATTCTACAATGTCAGGTAAGAGTGTAATAGTAGAGTATGTTTCTGATGGTATGGAGGGTGGTGATAATTCTCTTATAACAGTTAATAAATTATTTGAAGAATATGTGTACTCATATATTCAATACTCTATATTAGATAGTAAGCTTGGTGTACAAGAGTACGTTGTGAATAGAGCCAAGAAAAAGAAAGCTGCTCTTCTACGTAACGCAAAAATAAGAATTAGTAATATTCATCCGGGTAGATTGTTAATGAATCTAAGAGGACAAAACAAGTGGATTAAGTAGTATGGCTAATAGTAAAAGAAATTTTATAACGGGTAAGATGAACAAGTCGCTTGACGAGAGACTTGTACCTAACGGACAGTATATTGATGCATTAAATGTACGACTAGGTTCTACAGAAGATTCAGAGATTGGTTCTGTTGAAAACTCGAAAGGTAATGAGCTTCTAACAACTGTAAACTTAGGTGTATTTGGGGCTAATGAATATAATTTAAGTAATGATGCTAAGTGTATAGGTGCTTTTGAAGATGGGGCTAATGAAACTATATATTGGTTTATACACGATAGTAATCAACCATCTATATCTACAGGTAAGGCTGATTTAATAGTATCATTTAATACTAAGACTAGAGCTTCAGAATACCACGTTGTAAGTTTTAAAAACGCTGAAGATGTAACTAATACTACTTTAAATTTTAACCCTACTTATTTAATTACAGAGATTAATAAGGTGGGTAACTTATTATTTTTTACAGATAACTATAATCCTCCTAGAAAAATAAACGTAAATAAAAGTTACGATTATCCTACAGGTTTAGCGGCTAATGATTTATTTTCTTCTGAAGATTTGTTATTAATAGTTAAACCACCACATCAAGCACCTTTGGTTACGGGTATTAATAATGGAGGTAGTGATTCTTTTTTAGAGAATGAGTTTTTATGCTTTGGTTATAGGTATAAGTATGAGGATAATGAGTACTCTGCTACATCTATATTTACAAATCCCGTGTTTAACACTAAGCCTTTTAATTTATCTGTTGAGACAAACCTTAACGAAGGTATGGTTAACTCATTTAATAACGCTACAATATTATTTAATTCAGGAAATAAAAGAGTTACTGATATAGAAATATTATTTAAAGATTCAGATTCTTCACAGATAAAAATCATTGAGTCAATTAATAAAAAAGAATTAGGTTATTTAAATAATGAGTTGTACAACTATTCATTTACTGACAATAAGATATTTACAATATTATCAAGTGGTGAAATATTAAGGTTGTATGATAACGTACCATTATTGGCTAAGACACAAACGCTTATGGGTAACCGTATTATGTACGGGAACTATGTAGATGGTTATGATTTAAATAGAGATGGAGTAAATACTAGGTTAGATTATTTTACTGAACTAGAACAAAACGAACTTGGGTTTACAGAAATAACAGGCGAGACTGTATCTAACAAAACATATACTATAGATGGTTCAGTAACTTCAAAAGGTAAAATTGAAATACCTTTAGTGAATATAGATTCTAATTTAAAGACAGGTTCTATATTAAGTTTTAGTTTTAGGGTTAGTGAGTCTCAATTTTCAGGATTACCAAGTCCGGACCCCTCTACTTCTAATCAAAATATAAATATGGGGTTTAGCTATACTTTACTTCAGGATTTTAATAGTATTACGCAGTTAATTGAAAGTAATGATTTTCAATCTAAGATTGGTAATACTTCAAATATAAAGAAAACTTCAGATACATTTTGTCTTGGGTCAACATTTACTGATAAATTTAATTGCTCGTTATTAGATTCTTTAGAAAATAATGGAGGAGTTCCTTATTCTAAATATAAAAGTGGAATAACAAGTGTAGACCAACCAATATTAGCTAAAGTTATTAATAATACAACTTTAGAATTAACTATTGTTGCAATGTCTTATACTACAGACATAACTAATCCTCTACCTGTTAACTCAGTTTATGAATATTATAATGTAACTAACGTAGAAACTTTTTTTCAGACAATAAGTAGCCCTCAAAGCTTGCATAGCAATAGAGGTTACGAAATTGGTATAGTGTATATGGATGACTTTAATAGAGCTACAACAGCTTTAGTCAGCCTTAACAATACAATAAGAATACCTTGCTCAGCAAGCGTTACACAAAATAAAATAAAATTAACAATACCAATAGCTCAACTTGCACCATCTTTTGCCACTAGATATAAGTTTGTTATAAAACCTGATTCTGAGAATTACGAGACTATATACTCTAGGTTTTATTTTACAGACCCATCTGACAGCCATACTTACTTTTTATTAGAGGGTGAGAATATAGCAAAGGTTGAGAATGGAGATGTGTATACTGTTAAAAAAGATACAGCAGGTCCTTTAAACAATTGTGTGTCGGCTACAGTACTAGAGAAAAAATCTCAAAGCAATGCATTTATAGCAAATATAGATACTCCGTCAGGCGTTTATATGAAGATGTTGGCTAATAATTTTTCTACAGCTACAGAAACAAACTCAGCAATACTACCCGGTCAAGAACACGCTGAACAAAATTCAGGAGGAGAAAATGTATTTCTTTCGTATAAGGGTTTTGGGTCTTTTATTAATAATGCGTATACACCATATGATATACCTGCAGGCTCTAGGATTACAATAAATTTTAATTTTTACAGAAATAAACGTGGAAGTGGAAATAGTTGTGAATACAGAAGCTATAAGTTGAAAAAACAATTTACATCACCTGCTGCTTATGATGACATTATTCAATGGTGGAACAGTGAGAATATAGGAGACATAATTGATACAGGAGAAAAAACTCCTTCAAGTATCAATAATTTTTATGATAGTGATTTATCAACTAGTGTTAGTTCATTTAAAAGTCAAGCTTCGTTTACTACAAATAGATACCAATGGTTTAAAGATTCATCCAATGATGATGAGATAGAATTCTTAATGTCAGGTACAGAGTCTTGTTCGGGAAGCGGTAGTGATGCTAATATAAGAGCTACTTTTGAAATATTTAGAGCTAACGATATAATGGTATTTGAAACAGAGCCATCTGAATCATTACCTGATGTATGGTACGAAGGTCAAGATTCTTACCCAATAGATAAGACAACGGGATACCATTTAAATGGTGGTAATTTTGCTAGTCCTTTTGACCAATCACAGACTGCTACACAACCTGCTAAACTTTTTTTAAACTTTTCAAACTGTTACACGTTTGGTAATGGTGTTGAAAGTTATACAATAAGGGACTCTATAAAGGGAAAGGCTATGTCTTTAGGTAATAGAGTAACAACTGTTTCAGAGCAAGATTACAAGAAAGCATATAGAAGTAGTGACATTACTTATAGTGGTATTTACAATAATGAGACTAACTTAAATAGACTTAACGAATTTAATTTAGGGTTGTTAAACTTTAAATCTGTAGAAGATTCTTTTGGTCCTATAAATAAAATGTTTGCTCGTAAGACTGATATACTTGTACTTCAAGAGGATAAAATTTCCTACGTACTTGCCGGAAAGAACTTATTGTCTGATGCTTCAGGAGGTAACGTGCTTACATCAGTACCCGAAGTGTTAGGATTACAAATTGCTAGAGCTGAGGATTTTGGTATTAGTGATAATACGGAAAGCTTTGTAGCATACGGAGCTGATAAGTTTTTTACTGACGCTAAGAGAGGTGCTTTACTACAGCTTAAAGGTAGTAGTGCTTCAAATGAGCAATTGAATGTTATATCAGAGTACGGTATGCGTGGTTGGTTTAGAGATTTGTTTCAAGATAGTTTTAATACACAGAAGTTAGGTGGCTACGACCCTTATATGAATGAGTATGTTTTATCTAGTAATGATGTGTTATTACCTTCCATAGTGGATTGCATACCCTGCGGTCAGAGACAGTCTCTTATTTTAAAAGAAAATAGTATTAGCTACTGCGTTGAAGCTCCTTTAACAATTGGTGATATCAAAATATTTACTGAAGTACCTGTTGCAACTCCTGTAAATCTTACTGTAAGTTGGGATGGTATTGAACAGATTAATACAACAATAAATGGTTTAGGAATAAATACCTTCATTAAAAACAAACAGACACCATCTAAGTATAACGTAACTTTAACTAAGATTGGAGGGCTTGATTCTGACTTTAATATTACTTCTAACTGCCCTGTAGGTTCCCCGTTAAAGGTTGTTGATATTGTTTTAACAAACAATGATGATGCTACAGAAAGTATACATCATAATTGGAGGTACTTCGGAGGTGTTGGTGAATCATCATCACCTGACCAAATAGTTGATTTTAATAATAATCCTAGTGATATTATAACTTCGTCTTTCTACCAAATATCAGATGGTTTTGAAGGTGAAGGTAGTATACCAATAAAAGGTAATACGTTGACAATGATTTCTAATACATATTCAAATGACAACTATAGTATTGAGTCTTCAGATAGGTTTATGTATCTAGCATCTAATATTTTGTTTGGTAATAACTCAACAGACTTAAGAGCAATGTTATCTTTAATTAAAACACAAGCTCCTACCACAACTTTAATACCATCAACACAGGGTATAACTAGTTCAGCTACGTTTGCAGTACCTATAGCTAGTTATGATTACTTGTATTTAGTTTGGGACTTAAGGCTTAAGCCATTGTCTTTGATATGTCAAAAAACGGGTGTTCAAGATGCTGCAAATCTACAAGGTGTTTGTTGTGATTGTGAATGCTTAGCTACAAATACAAAGTATCAAATACTAAATAATAGTCAGACAACTATAACAATATCATACATAAATACAAGTGGTACTCTAAGTACTGAAAATCTTGCAGGAGGGTCAAGAGCTGCTATTGTTTGTTCTCAGACATACCCTAACATAAGCCCTTCAACAAATGATGTATCTATAACAGTAACAGATTGTAATTGCAGTTAAACTATGGCAGATTTTAAAGATTTTTATATAAACTCAGATACGTTAGCAAACGCTACTGCAGTTTTTACAGACCAACAAATGATTACGTTAGCCCCTGATGGTTATTATTCAGACGGTATATCAAATAGATACCAAACATCTTCAGGTTTAGGTCCTTCTGTATCTTGCCCGGAGTGTAATATTGATTGTGATAGAGATGTTGTATTCTCTTTAACTGAAAGTTCAGGTTCACTTAGAGCTACGGTAACTACAGGAAATAACATTGGTGCTATTAGAGTTGTGTTAAATGGTGTGGGTTCAAGACCTGCGGGTGTTAACCTTGTTTTTGGAGGTATTTATTATAATTACTTTTCAACTGCTATTGGTAGTAATTATCCTACACAGGTAGCTGCTCCTATTTCTACAGAGACAGGGTATTTTTCGGCTATTGGGGGTACAGCTAATTGTGGAGCTTGGACTAATTTAGGAAATAATGCTTTCCCTATTTTTTATTACAACCCTAATCTAGATGTGTGGTATAATTCAGGTACAACAACCGTGTCGTCTTACACTAATCAAATAAACCCTCCTATTATGCAATACACAGCAGGAACTCTTGTAGTATACATACCCAAAACCACTCTCGGACCTGCTTCAGTTGATGTTCAATTAGATTTACCTTGTGGTCCGGGACCATTACTAACTATTGGCTGCCCCACCACATTACAATCAATAACTACGTCACCCATTAAAACTTCCCACGTTCTTGCTTGTGGAGAAACAGCATCAAGAAGTAATTATATAGGACCTGTACGCTCAACAACACCGGGTGTTTTATATATAAAAGATTGGATTTTTGAAGATAGTAATGGAAGTTCATTTTTACCTAATGGTTATTATAAAGCTGCAGGTGCATCCTTAAATGGTGTTGACC